GCATTAAGGCGGGTGCCACCGTTCGGGTGGATCGGAGTACGCCGTGGGATCGGCCGGGGGAGTGGCAGTCTCGGCGTATTGCCCATCTTGAGGGTGCGTTGAGGTTGTTGACTCGGGTGGTGTGGGGGGAGTTAGGCGAGCCTGATGCCGCACTCGGCGCACCAGAGGAGCCCGTGTAGGGCTTCTGGAGGGTCCGTGAGGCCCGTACAGGTTCTGGTGCGCCCGCAGGGTGTTGTGAGTGTTGTGTTCGTCAGATAGGCGTGTAGAGCCTCTGCGGGGGACGGTAACGGTGCAGCCGCAGGAGGCGGAGCCGGAAGGCCCTGTTCTTGACGTAGGGCGAGTCGAATGATGTTCGCGGCCCATGCGTTAATGGAGAGCCCGTGTTGTTGGGCTGTGTCTGCTACTTGGTTTTTGATTGCGCCGGGCACCCGGATGTAGAGGACGGCTTCGGCGTCGGGGTTATGTTTGTGCGTCACGGTTGACGAGGAGGGTGATGTATTCGGCAATGGTGACGTCGTAGGCTTCGGCCATGTCGATGAGTAGGTTTTTGGTTTCCGGGCTGAGTCTGATGGTGACGAGGGCTGGTTTGTCGTCGGTGGCTCGTTTGGGGGGGCGGCCGGTGCGTCGGGGTGTGATGAGTTGCATGTGGGTATCTTACTACGCGATTTGACTTGCTGTAAATAGGGTGGTAAAGTGCTTGTGTTATGACTACTACAGAGAGGAACCCGAATGCCTGAAATCAAGAAGTTGCCTGCCGACCTTCCGCGACCGCGTGCCTATGTGTCGATGGAATGGCGCAGCGAGGCGGCGTGCAGTTCCCCGACCGTGGACACGGCGTGGTGGTTCCCAGAGAGGAGCGGCCGTCCGTATCACGAGCGAGCCCTTCGGTACTGCAATATGTGCCCGGTCAAGCAAGAGTGCTTGGAGTACGCACTGGAGAACAAGGAGTCTCACGGCATCTGGGGCGGCATGACGGACGCTGAGCGCCGTGTGGAGTTGAAGCGCCGGGAGCGGCTGGCCGCTAACGTCGGCGTATAACTTCCATGCCGCATTTGCCGCAGTTGGTGCCCCACCTGTTGGTGCGCCAGAGTTCTCTCGGGTGAGTGCAGTCTAGGAGTTCAGCGGCTCTCGTGTCCGCCATTTGGCGGATCATTTCAGCGACAGAAATGCCGAGGCGGTCCGCTGCCTGCTTCCAGCGTTCCCGTGACTGCCGGGTCGTGCGGACGATGACTTGCACGGTGCCTTCGCCGGGGGCAGCCCCGGTAGTGCGGTGAATCGTCGGTTCGATCTCCGTCGCGACTGCTGCCATAGCAATTTCAAGGTTGTCGTTGCTCATTCAACTATCTCCGCGTCTCTGATGACGCCATCATCTAGTCCCGGGCTGAGTGCAGGTTGTTCGCCGGCACGGTCAATTTGTTGGCCGAGCATGGATTCCACCGTCTCTCGCGGCAGTACGCCGCTTGAGCCCATGAGTTCAAGAAGTTGCCGGACTTCCGTTTCCGGGTCGAACGCATCGGCCGCAGCAGCCCCGTCGGCTCCTGCGAGCACGGCCCGCTGCGGGGCTTGCTCTGTCGCATCAACCGTGATCGATACTTGAGAGGTTTCCATACCAAGCAGTTTCGAACGGCGGTCCATAATTGACAGCACTTGCTGGATTGCCCGAAGGTCGGGTTCGACCACCACTTCGCTGCCGTCGGGTGCGGTGACCTTGCGATGTTGGGTCAGCGGCCAGATGGCTTGCTGTAAAGCGTCCAGTCGTTCGAGTTCTAACCGCAGCACTTCCGGGTATGCCATAAGGGCTTCCCGGTTGAGGCGCGTGAGTTGCCGATTCACCGCGGCGTTAACAGCCCCGGTGCTGATGCCGAACCGGTTGGAAATTTCGCTAATTGACACGCCGGCTTTCCGCATACCGAAGATGCGGGCGTCTCGTTCTGCGAGGAACTCTCTGGTCAAGCCGTCGTTGCTCATGGTGCTATCAGTTTAGTGCTGATTGGAGTATTCAATGACTTCGAACGGGAACAACTCGGATCGTTTCATGCGGGTCGGCCATTGGCGAAGGTCACGGGGGCCGCGCCATTGCTGCACTTCGTAGATGGGGTCACCGACTGCGGTGGGGTCTGGAGCGAGTGCGTATCCGAATTCGGGCCACCGCATCCAGACGGCGGAGCCCATTGGCCGGAGGTCCCGGGCGGAAAGACTGTTACCGAGCGGTGCATGGTGTTCTAGCCAGAGTGCGCAACCGTATGTCGTTCTAATTTCGTCTAGATATTTTGCAACTTCAATAGCAGTTGCTTCTGCTGTTTTATTCCCCGGGTCGATAAACGACTTATACAAAGGACCAAGAACCAGCAGTTCTGGCTGGGTCGCCTCAATCTGGGCTTCCAGCAACGCACGGTCTACCGGCTTCAGAATGTTGATGCCATCAGGCTTAATCCACAAGTGAGCCTCAGGGTCCGACTTACGGTCATAGTTCTTCCGAACCGAATTCAAAATGCGCCGAGAGGTGCGCCGAATGATTCGCTCCGGGTTCTCCAAGTCCACAAACAAAGTTCTGACCGGCCGCATCGCACCGAACGTGAACGGATGAACACCAGCCCCGGACAAGATTGCTACCTGCCGAGCCAACATCGTCTTACCGACACCCTCAGCCGCAACGATCATCACTCGTTCGCCGCGCTCAAGCATTCCCGGAATCAACCAGTCATACGAGTCGTCATCGGTTTCTTCAATAAGCGTTGACCATCGAACCAGCCGGCCCGGATTCAACTGTCCATGCGGGACGGCCGCGTCAATAAGACCACGGGCACGGGCAAGTTTCGCATCCAAGTCAAGGTCACGGTCAGCAAGTTCTGCCAGCGCATTGAGTACCGACTGAAATTCGTCAACAAGTTCCACCGTCGGTTGCGTATCGACCGGAACCAAGTCAGCAACAGAACCACCGGCTGCCAACAAGTCAGCAATATCTTTATGAGGGGCGGGAGGCATCCGCAGTTTCACTGCGATGCCGCGTTCCTGTAGTTCGGCTTGTACCGCATGCGCATGCCGCAAACCGGGTTCGTCGTTATCTGCCACGATGATGACTCGTGCGCCGATAAGAGAATCCGAATGCGCCGGCAACCACTTCTGCTGGTTCGGTCCGCCAGCCCCGCCCGGATTCGTTGTCGCCACATACCCGGCGTCCTCTACCGCATGAACATCTTTCTCACCCTCAACAACAAACACGATTTGCCCGTTCGTTGCTGCTTCTAACACTTCCGGCAAACGGTAGAGCGGCTTATCTAAACCGGAAGTTGACCATGACCATCCGGCACCATCCGGTTGCCGTTGCCGAAACGTTTTCTTCCCGTCCCCATCCCGATACCGCAACACCTGAAAAACAAGAAACCCATTCTCGTCCACATAGTCGTAGGTATCTTCAAGAGTTCCCGGACCCCGGGACTCCTTACGCATCGGAAGTTTCTCCTCCTTCGGAGGGAACAAGTCGGTCATCTCCATGCCGAGTGCAGAACAAATCTCGTCTGTTTTGCAGCCGTCGCCGCGATGACAATGAATGAGCGCACGACCATCCGCACCCTCACCCACCGAGATTGACGGGTTGTGGTCATCCGCACGACACGGGCATGCAGCAGACCAGCCTTCACCGGACCGTTGCACTTTGTGTAACCGCTTGAGAACATTCTCAACTTGCGGTGACGCCATCAGGATTCAACTTCTTCCGGCAGACCGAGACGTTCCAACTCAAGTTCTTCAACCACACGCCGCCATGCTCGAATGAACGATTCACGGTCTTCGCGTGATGTCCCGCTGATGTGTGCTTCCGTGAGCGCCTTAGCAACAAGCGGGGGCACATCGAACCATGTTCCTTGTTCGATGCTGCGAATCCTATTTGTCGCCGCAGCCCAAGCAAGTTCCATCGTCGGAATGTCCGACAGTGATTCGACCAGCACCATGCGACGAATCGTCCCGGCGCGAGGAGGGAACGGCTTGTCGGCCAATACGCAAGCGTCGATTGCTTTCTGTGTTTCCGTAACGTCCAAGTCCGCTAAGTACCGCCACCATGCTCGGTAGAACTCTTTGCGTCGGTCACCACCGAGACCAAGATTCCAGTTCGTGATAACAACATCAGCGATTGCGGTTAGTTCTTCCCGGGTCACCAGTCCACCTCCGTGGAGATTTCTGTGAAGTCCGTCGAAGGAGCGTCGGCTTCAGCAGCAATGTTTGCGAATCGTTCGATGTGTGCGGCGTCCCGCAGGATGAGTTCTAGGTCGTCGTACTTGCGGCCGCGTGGGTTGGAGCCCATGTGCCAGTCCGACAGACGGCAACCGTCGATAGCGAGCAGACAGGTTGAAACGTCGTAATCGTTGATGGCACGGCTAATAACTTTCCGGCGCTTGTCGTTCAGAACACACCGGACGGCTGACTTCGCGCGCATCACCGCAACCCAATGGTCAAAGACAACTTGTACAGGGTCTTGAATAGGTACTTCACCTACAAGCGCAAGATGAAAGTCATTCATAGTTTTACCGTTCTAACGTGGGAAGGAGTACGAACAACAGTTATTGATTGTTCTGACTTCCTCCTACGTCAACTCTTTGGATGAGTGGAGTCTTGGGTTTGATGGTGGTTGTTGCCCATCCCCCCTAGTCCCCCCTTCCCGGGACGGTCTGGCCCCTTGAGCGCAAGAGGGCGCGTTGAACCAAGACCCGGGATTTGGGACGAAGCGGGTAATGAGGTTTGTCCACCGGTACGGAACGTTGAGTTCCTAGGCCTACGGCGGCTGTTGCGATGAACAGGATAGCGGGTTTCCGCACGCCCGTCAAACACCAAATGTTGTGTTGGTGGCAACAATAGACACAAGATGTTGTGGTTGAGTGAATGTTGCGACCATCCAACACCTAGATGTTGATGCGGTCTACTCTTCTTATCGTGATCACCATCATCGTTGAATCGTGGAATGACGCCGCAATGTCGGTCATCAAGCAGATGAGCCGGCGGCAAATCGAACCGGCTGACCTTCTTGTTATTCGAGCCGCCTATGACCGGTTCGATGAAAGTATGCGCGAGCAGAATGCTTTAGGCGATTTAGCGATTGCCGAGGAGTGGTCCAAGTTTGGAGCGCTGGTGCGTGCCTCTGCTCCTATCTTGGTGAAGACCAACTTGTCGTGGACGGACATCGGACAAACCGTTATCCGTAAACAACGCGACTATGGCAAAGAGAACATTCGTCGCTTCGGGCAGCACGGCCTGTTTGTTCGCGTTCACGACAAGTTGGCACGGCTGGAGCACTTGATCGCAAGCGGAGCAACTCCCGAGAATGAAAGCCTTGCCGATACCGTTTTAGATTTGGTTGGCTATTCAGTTCTTGGGGTGATGCTCGCTTGCGGATGGTTCGACTTGCCGCTTGTTTAGGACGGCAGGTACCAGCACTGTCCTCGGAGCAGCGCCTGAATGTATCGGTTGCCCACCGAGTCGTTGATGATGGGCGGACCACCGTCAGGGTCGCGCTTGCGAAGGTCCGTCGAAACGAACTCCTCTGCTTCCTTGAGGGCGTCGAACCTATTCGTGCGCGTGTGATACGAAGCGTCGAACGATTCGTAGTCCATTTCAATGCGCCGGCCGTCTAGCGTGATAACCGCTAGGCGGTAGAAGCCGGTGATTCGATACCCGTGCTCACCCTGAGGGGCGCGCACGACGGCGCACCCCTCATCAAGCCACAGGGTGTTGCGGGAATGCGGAATGCTTCCGTAGTAACCGCAAGTGAAACCGAAGAGACCCTCTTTGGGGAGGCTCATTGCTCCGGCGTCACAGAACCGAATGACGTCACGCTTCCATCCGTTGATGGGACGAATGTCGGGAGTCTGGATTTCTCGTTTTCCTGCGAGCATCTGTTCCTCCTTAGTTCATTCGTCCGACGAGGTCGCTGACCATCGCCGTCACGTTGTTCAGTAGGGCCTGACGCGACTCGTGCTGGTAGTCGAAGTACGCGTTGAGTCGGTCGTCGTAGTCCTCGTTCTCATCGTCCTCGGGCTCCGGGTAGCGGACAGCGTCGAACCCGAGGGCAGCAAGTGCCGTGTCGATTTCGCCGTCGTCGTACCACTTATCGGCCACGACCGTGCCGTTGGCGATGTAGCAAGCGCCGATGAACCCGCAGCCCTCCTCCTCGTAGGAGATGAGGAGGTTGATGCCGGTCATCTCGGACACCTTTCGCCAGCCCTCAATGGCCGGAGACCACGCGCTCTGGAACCGAATGTTGAGTTCGGTGGGAGTGGAGTTGATGAGGTCGATGTCGTAGTCGGCCCACTTCGTGCCCCACAGTTCCAGTGCTGTGTTGTAACCGTTGTCGGAGAACGCCGAGTAGGTGGTGGTCGTGCCGTCCGGGTTGGTGTGCGTCACTTCCTTGGTGGCGTCGTCGGGCAGAGGGACGTAGTGCTTGATGATGCTCTGACCCTCCTGTGCCATCGTCGTCAGGGTGGCGATGACGTCGGCGGGTCCGGTGATGGTGGCGGTCTGGTAAACGTGGTTGGGCATTTCTTTCTCTCTTTCGTTAGTAGTTGGTTGGTCCCCTCATTGTACAGAGGGGGTCGGACAAGGTCAGGCGGCCGCTTGCTCAGCGAGAACCGTTCGGGCGGCCCACACGATGCGCTCAGCGATGAGGTAGAGGCCGAGACGCATCCGGCCGATGGTGTCGTGGGAGTCACCGACGCTGCTGACCTCGTCGTCCACGGTTCAGGGCGACCCACGTTTCAGCCACATCGACGTTGTAGACGATGCGGCTGGCCTCGGCGTCGGCCACATCGTGGGCGAGGTCGGAGAGGTCGAAGTCTGCGGCGACCTCGGCGGCGTCGGCGTTCACGAAGTAGTGGAGTGCGTCGGCCGGGTTCTCGGCGTAGGTGATGTGCTCAGCGATGTTGGTGAGCACGCTACGGATGAACAGGCCGCCCGGACCGTCGATGTAGTCGAAGTTGATGTCCGCAGCGTTGGCGACGGCGTGGATGTTGATGTTGTCGAAGATGGGAGTGATGAGGTTGGTGCTCATTGGTTCTCTCTTTCGTTAGTAGGTGCTTGCTTGATGGACCTATTGTATCAACAGGGTATGAAGTTGTCAAGTCGGGCGGGTGTAGGCCTCCCGAGCCTTTGCGATGATGGCATCACGACAGGAAGTCGCAGCACGGTCGCCGCGCCAACAGTTCTGGACCGTCCCATCAGCGAGGTCGCTCAACTTCAGGACGAAGGTGAACATCGAACGGTCCTCAACGGTCTCGCTTCCGTCGTCGTTGACGTAGACGGCATCGGGGAGCGTGATGATGAGGAAGTCGTTCCCTCGCGAGAACTCACTACCCCACGGGTCGGTGACGATGGAGGCGAAGAACCCCTCGCCGCCAACACCGTTGCGGTGGTACTGAGCGTTGCGGACGATGGGTCCGATTTGTGCGCAGGTGTGGCAGACGAGTCCGGCCTCGGTGATGACGAGCGGCGTGCCGTCGTCGTAGTCGAAGTCAGGGAAGTCGCGCTGGCACTGGTCACAGGTGGTCGTGTCGGCGCAGTCGCCCGGGTGGCTGGCGAGGATGCGCTGGGCCTCGTCAAGTGCGGCGAGAACCTCAGGCGAGTCGCCCTCGCGCGGTCCTAGGTGGTTGGGGTGGGTGAATGTCATTTGGTTCTCTCTTTCGTTAGTAGTCGTGGTCGATGCTTTTAGTTTACAGCATCATTATGCTTGTGTCAAGTCAGGTGATTTCGAGCAGAGCCTTCTCCACCTCGTCAGCAATGAAGCCGCGCTCGTAGGTTGCCAAGTGTCGGTAGTCGCTGTCGCGGTATGTCTGGAGTCCGATGCCGTTCAGTTCGAACGACACGCTCTTGCCGCCGAAGGACACGGTCACGACAGCGTTCTCCTCAGCGGGCGTGAACTGGTCATCGACGTACCCAGCGACCTCAATGGCCGTGGGCAGGTCCGGCGCGTAGGCGGTGAACGCCGAGGTCTCCGGGTCCACGACGACCGTCGGAAACGAGTATCCAACCCAGTCCGCAGCGAAGGAGTTCGCAGGGTCAAGGTCAAACTGACGCAGGTCACCAACGAGGAAGTATTGGGCGTTGTCCTCGGTGGGGGCGTAGATGGTGATGGGGCCGACGGTAAGGATTGCTTCGGTCATTTCATTCTCTCTTTCGTTAGTAGGTGGTTGGTCCGACCCCCTCATTCTACAGAGGGGGTCGGACACGAACGGGTGTTCGACTAGCCGGGGAGCACGACCTCGGCGTCCGGCGCGTGAGCGACGGTCAGGCCGATGTTGGCGCTGTAGCCGGTCATGCTGGCGGGCGTTCCCCACTCCATGTAGCCCTCCTGCCGCGTGATGTGCTTGCCGCCGAAGGTGTCGCGCCAGCGCTCGCCGTTCTCGCCCCCCCACACGATGTAGCCGGTGGCGAGGTCGCAGACGGCGGCGAGGAACAACTCCTCCTGACCGTACTTGCTGTCGTACTGCGTGATGATGAGACCCGAGCGGGTCACCATCACCTCGAAGCCGAGGTGACGGAGGATGGCCTCCGCATCGGCGCACTTGGACGGGTAGTTGGGGTCCGTCCACGAGAACCACTTGTTCGGGTTGTAGCCGAGCGCGGCGCGCTTGTCCTCGTCCATCGGCTCGCCGGGGTAGGACCCGCCGCGCTTGATGGAGTCGTTCTCGTTGAGCGCGCACATCCGCTTGTACGCCTCGTCCAAGTTGGCGGTCGGGATGGTGAACGTTGATTCGATGATGTTGATGTAGTAACCCATTTTGGTCTCTCTTTCGTTAGTAGGTGTGCTGCTTGATGAACGTAGTATACACTACCCGTCGGACATTCGCAAGTAGTGCTGGCGAGGTCAGTAGTCCTCGTCCTCCTCGTCGTCATCCCAACCCTGCGGGATGAGGTCCCTGAACCCAGCGTTCGGGTTCTTCTTGTCGCTACGCACCGCGCTGATGAACCGCAGCGCGCAGGACGCGTCCCACCACTGCGCGAGCGTGGCGACGAGAACGTCAACGTCGTCGTCCTCCACAACGTGCGGGTACTCGGCCCGGAACCACGCTGCCTCGGTGGCGTCCATCGCGACGTACATCTTGTGGCATCCGTCCCACGCGATGAGGCGCTCGCTGTCCCAGAGGGCGTCGGCGGTCCGCTCCCAGATGAAGTCAATGGTCAAGTTCATTTCAGTCTCTCTTTCGATAGTAGGTACTTGCGTGCTTGATCCCCTCATTCTACAACGGGGGTCGGACACGAACGTATGTTCGATTACTTGCCCGCCCGGGTCGTGGCGTGGAGCATCAGCCCCACGACCACGAACCCCGGGTTGGACAGGATGAGCAGGGTGGCGATGAGCGTTCTCACTCCTCGCCCCCGACCTCGGCCGTGTAGTGGTCCCATGCCCGCTCCACGACCCACTCCGGCTCCACGCCCACGCGGTCAGCGAGGTGGAACAGGTTGGCAATGAGGTCGCCAGCAACCTGTAGGAAGCAGACGTCCGCACCGTCCAACTCCATCACGGGTGGCGCGATGAGGGTGAAGTCCGTGTAGTCACGAACGACGTCCTCCTCGGGCGTGCCCCTGAAGTCAGCAACGATGTTCGCGTACTCAGCGTTCTGTCCACTCTCGGTGCTGAAGTCCTTGAGCGCCCGAAGCGCTGCGAGTGCCCGGTCGGTGTTGTTGTATTCGGTACTCATTTCGGTCTCTCTTTCGCTAGTAGTTGATGTTGGACAGTATGACAGGGGGGTCGGACACGAACGTATGTTCGGTCCTTCCCTCCCTATCGCGCGGTGTTCTGGATGAACTGAGCGATGCGAACCGCCCACTCCCCGACGTTGATGGCTTCGTCGGTCTCGGAAATGTTCCACCGAACGAACACCTTGTCTCCACCGAACTCATCGCAGAGTCCGATAGTGCCCTCCTTGGGGTACTCGGTCTGGTTGTGAGCGGTGATGAGCCGCGCTGCGATGATGTTCGCAGCCGCAGCCGAGAACTTGATGGTCTGGAAGGAACCCTCGTCGCCGGAAGGGCTAACAAGGAAACGCAGTTCGCCGTCGTCGGTTCGGACGAGTCCGATGGAGTACGGCGTTTCGGTCCTGTTCCCGGCGTCGTCGGTTCGAATGCCGGTCGCAGGAAAGATGAAGAAGTCGTCCATTTCAGTCTCTCTTTCGGTAGTAGGTGATAGGTGCTTGCTTGATGAAGTCAGTATGGCAGGGGGGTCGGACAAGGTCCCCTAGAGCGGGAACCTGTCCTGCCCGACGCAGTTTTTCGTGCGCCACGCATTGACCCCTGCCTCCCACGCCTCAGACTCGGCGGTGGTCTCGTAGGGCAGGACCGGGTTGCGGAAGGCGCTGGCGGCCACGCCACGCTGATAGGCCTCAGCGTAGGCGCAGAACGCCTCGCATGGCCCGAGGTCAACGAGCACCTCGGGAGCGTCCTCCAGCGTTGTCTGCCAGCGGCCGCTGACGCCACACTCCGGGCACTCCACGACGCAAGTCTCAATGGCGTCGCCGCAGGTTCCACACGCGAGCACGGCGGTGCCAGCGTAGGAAGTGTCGGCCCACTCGTCCCACGGCGCAATGACGCCCACGGGGTTGCCCTCACGGTCGATGGCGTTCTCTGCGATGAAGCCGCGCTCGGAACGTCCGAACCGCTCTTCGGCGCAGTGCGCGCAGTGCGTGTCGGCCTCGTAGGTGTACGCAATAGGGTCGTATCGCATTTCGGTCTCTCTTTCGGTAGTAGTGGTGATGAGGTGAAGTATGACAGGGGGGTCGGACACGAACACTTGTTCGGGTGTCGTTGTCTTTCCCCGACACAAGAACTATACACTATCGGTCGGACAATAGCAAGTCATTCAGTTATCCACAGACCCCACACTTATCCACAGCCCAGAAACACTCACACACACCTAGCCCCCCGGGACACCCAACCCCTAAACTCGTCCACCAACCAACAACAACCCCCGAGGACTAATGACTACCCACAACCAAATCACCCGCTCGTTCGACACCCGCTGGGACCACCACTACGCCACCCTCCAGCAATACGCCAACCGCACCGGAACGTCCCGAGTCCCAGCCGGCTGGAAAGAAACCTTCGGGACTGTCGAAGTTCCCCTCGGCTCATGGGTCTGCGCCCAACGAAACCGATACCGAGCGGGACACCTCCCCCCGACCCGAGCCGCAAAGTTAGAGCAAGTCCCGGGCTGGGAATGGGGACCGCTCAACCCGGGACCGCGACGAGACGCAGAACGTAACGCTGCGATTCGGGCACGGCGGCAAGAGGGTAAGAGTTTTGGCGCAATCGCCAAGGAGTTCGGACTGTCCCGGCAGCGAGTTCATCAGATCGTTCATACTGAGGATGCTGTAGGCATTTAGGCGCGCTGAAGGGCACCGGACCACACCACGAAGTCCGGTGCCCTTCAG